GGCCATGGCCTTGCTCGCCGCCATGCCGAACGCCCCCAGCATGACTCCGGCGGCAAGCGCCACCGGAGCCATGGCCAGGGCAAGATTGCCCATGCGCTGTCCCAGCGTCGCCACGCCGCCTTCCACGCTTCGCATGGCGCGCCGTACCCGGTCCAGAGGGCCGGAAATCATGTCCACCAGGGACAACGTGGCAAATACGCTGAAAACTTCCATCTTACTTCTTCCGCGCGGAACTTCCGCGCCTGTTGCCGTGAATCATGCGGGCCAGCGTGGTGAAATAGCGCTCTTCCATCCACGCAGCCTGACCTACCTGTGCCCGCCATTCGGTAATGTCCTCAGACGGGGCACAGTGCAGCCAGTGAAGAATCAGCGCGTCCCCCTGCCCGAAGGCATCCGGGGGCGGCGCTAGTTTCCCAGTTCGGCGGAAATGCCCACGCCCTTGATGATGGCCGTGGCAAAGCTGGTGGCGATGCCGGGATACTCTTCCATGGCGTCCGTGAGCGCCTGCTTGTCGTCGGGATGAACGCAATCCAGCACCAAATTGCGGGACGCCTGCCCGGCGTTTTTCGCCGCCTTGTCCTGCAAACGCTGGATTTGCAGCTTGGTGGGCTTGGCAAAGCGGAAGGAAAGGGTCACGTCCTGCGCCTCTTCCGCGTTTTCCCCGGACCACGGGTCGGAAAAGGTGTGCGAGAAGGAAACATACTTGCGGTTTTCAAGCTGAGACATGGAAAACTCCTTGATGTTGCTGCGGGCGGGATTGCCCGTGTTTCCTCCAGCATGGCACAAAACAAAGGAGCGCGCCCGGAAAGGACGCGCTCCATGCGAACAGTTTTTGAACGGAAAATCAGGCCAGGGACGACGTTTCCTTCTTGGCTGCCGTGCCGTTCCACAGGATAGGCTCCAGGATAGTGAACTCACAGGAAATGGGGCTGGCGTTGTCGTCGCCCTGGGAGGCCCCGCCGCCGTCGAACTTCGTAATCTTGCAGCTTTTCAAGGTGTCCACCACCGTGCCCATGTCGTTGTTGGCATAGGCCACAATGATGGTGAACGGCGTGTGGTCATACAGACCGCCGTTGCCCAGCAGGCTTTTCTTGAAGATTTCCCATTCGTCACGGTCCAGCACCATGGAGCCGGAAGCCTCATAGTTGCCACGGCCCCAGCCGCGCGGCACGGCACCGCGTCCGTAACGCGCTTCAATACTTTGACCGTCGGAATACTTGATTTCCGTAATGCCCACGGCTTCCCCGCTGGGCAGCACGACGTGCATGTCTTCCCAGTCGTAGTTGCGTCCGTTGATTGCCATGATGCCCCCTTATGCGGCCATGCGCGGGTCGAAGGTGGAACCCGCGTACACATAGCGCGGGTAGAGCTTGATCTGGCGGATGATGCCAATGCCTATCAGGGTAATGTCCACGGCTACGCCGTTGTTGGCTATGTCCTGACCGGAGGCAATGTCCACCACATACGCCGCAAGCTCCCTGGGGTTGGCCTTGACCATGGTATCCAAGGCGTTTTCAAGGCTGGCCTGCAAATACGCCAGTCCCGTGGCGGAATCCGGGCGCAGCGGGTCCCCGGCTTCGTCGTACATGCTCTTGAGCGCCGCCACGCGCATGAGCCGCACGGCCTTGAACACCGTGCGCAGCACTTCCTCGTAGCGGTAATCGCTGGTGGCGTCCGCCATGGTGCGGGAATCGCCCCAATACACACCGTCAAGCCCGGCGTATTTCTTCGCCGTCAGATATCCGGCATCTTCCAGCGTGCTCTGCACGGCTTCCCATCCTTCCGGCAGGGAAAGCTGCGATACCGGTCCGTCCTTCACGCGGCCCGTGGCCCGCTGCACGGGAATGGACATCACGCGCCCGGCCTGCAAACCGCCCGCGTTGCGCAGCCGGCTGGCTCCCGTGCTGTCCGTGACTTCTCCGTACTGGCAGCAGACGGTAACGAACCGACCGGCAAAGCCCTGTTTCTCCGCCAGCAGATATGCGGCAAAGTCGTTCAGGTCTTCACCGTCGCGCGGAAGGCGCGTCTCCATCTTGAAGTACGTCGGGCGTTGCAGGTTCCACAGTTCTTCCGCCTTGGTCTGCGCCGCTGTCCAGTCCACGGAATCCGTCTCCCCGGCGATATGGACAAATTCCACATCATACAGGGCAAGCGGGCTTTCCAGGGCGTCCATCACGTCCATGATGGACGGAGTGGGAGCCAGCAGGCGGCATTCGTAGGTGGTGCCCGCCGTATAGCTCCCGTCCGGGAACGTCACGGTCACGCCGAAATCCGAAAGCGTCAGCTTCCCATCCACAGGGATAGTACGCTCACGCTCGAAATTATCCCCGCCGTCCGTGGAAATCTGATAAGTGCCCGTGTTCAGGCCGCCGCCTTTGACAATCTGGATCACCAGCTCAGCCCCGGCCAGCACGCCGCCTTTCTCCGCCGCAACCGTCACCTGCGGACTGTCTTCATCGCCCACACGGCTGACCGGACCCACGGCGCAGCGTACCGTCACGACGTATTCCGCGTCGGCTTCCAGCTCCGCGTCCTCCGGGAATACCAGCGTGGCTCCGGTCGCGTCTTCACTGGTGCCGATGACTACCTGTTCGGAAGAGGGGCTTGCTTCTCCGAAGGTTTTTCCGCCGTCTGTGCTGATCTTCAGCGTGGCCGTACCGATGGCGCCGGGTGTTTCGACCTTTACCACGATATCCGCATTCTTCGCCGCCACACCGGAGACCTGGGGCGTCACCTCGCTCCCTGTGACCACGGCATCGCTGATGTAGCCCGCCTGCTGCCCCTGTACGGGCACGGCCACGATGACAGGTTCCTGCCCGCCCGTGACAAGCATGTCCCGTACATGCTCCACCAACGGCCCCGTGCCCAGCATATCTTCAAGGTTAGTGCGCTTGCCGATGAGATACGCCTTGCCCACGGTTCCCTTGGAGCATACGCCCGCCACAATGGCCTTGCCGTCCACGCCGCCCGGCGCAAGCCCGGACGTGCCGTCTATAAGATAGGTAAGTACGTCGCCCATAGTTACCTCCGTCCGCCACCGATACGGCGGTATTTCAGCTCTTCCAGTGCCGCGCGGTATGCCGCATCGCTTACCAGCTTGTCGTCCGTCCAGTCCATAAAGCGCAGAAGCGCCGCCTGCTGCCACGAAGGCACACGGTGCCGGTCCGCCAGAACGGAAAGACTTTCCAGCGCCGGTCCGACGTTTTTCTTGGCAGACGCCACATCTTTTTCCGTATCAGCGGGCGCTTCCGTCGCTTCCATTGTTTCCGGCGTCTGCTCCCGCGCTTCTTCGACATGCTCTTCCTCCCTTTCGGGAACAGTCTGTTCCATTGTCTGCTCCGTGGTCATCCCGACTTCGGGAGCCTGGACTTCCTCGTTCATCTTCTTTTTCGTAGCCATTCCGGCCTCCTTATGCTTTTCTGATATGAGGATTGATAGTAAAGGATGGGATCAGGTCCTCCCTTTCCTCCGTGGTGATGCGTCCGGTGAATGTCAGTACAAAAAGGCGGCTCGCCCTGGTGAAAACTTCTATGACCGCATCCCCCACGCGCTTGTCCGGCGGGCGGGAAAACGTCGCCTTCCGCACTTGGATTTTTACCCAGTTGCCCCGGCTGTCGTTGCCGCCGCGCGGAAGCGCCGCAACAAACGCATAGGAAAAACGCTCCAGCCATTCCCGGTCTTCACTCAGCACGTTGACGTTTACCGGCAGTTCCACCACATACAGCTCCCGCTTGCGCACCAGCATCAGCTTTTCCGTGCCGTCCTCGCCTTTCACCGTCTCCCGGCTCACCCCCAGCTTGCGCCCTGTGCGTGTGTACTTTTCCGGCAGGAACTGCATTTCCACGCGAGGACGGTCTATGGTCAAATTGTCCTTTTTCACCGCCGCCATGACGCGGCCTTCCGGCAAGCCCGCCGCCAGCGCCGCTCGCGTAATGACTTCCGTTGCAAATGCCTGCATTCGTGTTCCTCCTACCGGGAGAAGGCGTTTTTCATGAAATCGGCCATGACCGCGCGAACCTCGTCCATATCTTTTTCAGAAACGCCAAGGTACGGACGGGCCGGAATGTCCGATCCCGGATGATTGACCTTCTTCCGCACGATTCCTCCGAAAGCCAGCGCCTTCTTGCGTTTGGGCCTGATAACGTGCGGGGATGTTTTGCCACCTTTCTGATGAATGCGTGCGTAAGGAAGATTGCTGCCCACCATGACTCTGTCCGGCAGTGCAAGGTAATCCAGGGAGTCACGAAGCGCGCTGCTGTCATCCAGCGTCTTGCCGCCTTCCTCGCGTGCCCGTGCCGAGGGCTCCCATTTTTTGCCTTCCGGGTCTTCTTCCGCGTCAAAGCGTTCATGCGTGCCGGACAAAAGCGTGTCGCCCACCAATTCCATAAGCGCCAGCCGCCGTGATTCCAGTCCGCGGCCCGCCGTTTCCAATGCCCGGTCAAGGCCGCCCCAGTTCAGGGAAACGCCGTTGCGCGCCGCCATCACAGCCCCCGCAAATCAAACAGCGGCGGGCGACTCACCACGGCAAAGGTGGGGTCTTCCCGGTCCGGGTTCGCTTCCGAAAGCGGCAGCTTCTGTTTGCCGGAAACAATGTCTTCCAGAAGGTCCGTGCAATACTTCCACTGTTTTTGCAGGGGAATCCACTCGTTGTCCCCGCTTTCCTCCGTATCCACCAGGGACGTGATACCTTCCACTACGCGGTACGCGCTGATGACGGCGGTGATGTAACGCACCAGTTCCGGCACATACGGCCAGGGTTGCGGATAGCGATAGGAAAGCGCGTCGCTTACCTCCCCGGATACGGCTTCGATGGTGCGCTCCACAAGGCCGGGGTTTTGCTCCTCGCAGGCCGCCACATATTTTGCGTGCAGCAGGTCGATGATATGTTCTCTACGGCATAACAGCATCGGATCTCCTCATGGAGGGGAAGCGGAAAGCGGACATACCCTTTCCTCGCGTTTTGGAATAGTTTTAGAATAGTCTAAAAACTTTCTCCTTCCCCACGCCCGCCCCGGAAAGAAAAACGCCTCTCCGGGGCGCTCAGGGCGTTTTCTCGCTAATCGACCACTATCGCCTTGCAGCTCGCCCGCGAAGGACGCGCCGGAAGAGGCTTCGCCTGTCCGATGAGCATGATGCCGCTGTCGTCCTGGCGGGGCACAGGCACAATATGCAGCGGCGTGGCCGCGTTGTTGGCCGAAATGGAGTCAATGGCGCAGTACCATACTTTGCCGGGCTGATTCTTCGCCACTGCCAGCAGGGTCTTGGGCTCCAGCTTGGGCAGCCATTCCCCGTCGTCTTCCGGGTTCGGATACGTTTCATCCATGAAGCGGATGGTGTAACCGCCCACTTCCGCGCGCCCGTCTTTCAGCTCCAGGCGGTACGGCTTGCTTTCCGCCGTGGACGTGTACTTCTCCACAATGTCCAGCAGCACGGCTGCCACGTCAGGACCGGCCCAGAACTCTACGCTTCCGCCAAGCCCGGCGTGTTTCACTTCCTGCTCCATGCCTCGCAGCAGTCGGTACACGTCCGAAACTTTGGAAGAGGTCGTCAGCTTCGCGGCAGGTTCAAAGGAAAGCAGCGGGCCGTAGTCGATTTCATAGACTTCACGGCGTCCGCCTTCCATGTCCACGGGCCAGGTCAGTTTGCCCGTGGATGCCACCACGGAACACATACCCTCAACGGTATTGCGCACGGTCTGGCGGATCTGATCCACCTTGCGCGTGCGCCAGGCCGTCAGCGCCGCCTTGTTCCCGAAAAGCACGCGCAAGTCGTTCAGCTCGCTGGCTGATACCGGAATCTGCACCTTGATGGGCAGCGGGGCCACGAACTCCATGTCCACGCTTTCGCCCTTCAACGAAACGGGCGTACCGTCACGCCGCACCACCGGAACCGACTGCACCACGGCTTTCAGCTCGGAAATACCGATAAGCGGCAGCGGATGCGTGGGTCTGTCTTTGAAAAGATTGTCCATGACCGTGGTTTCCAGCGGCGGCAGCGACTCCAGCGATGCCGCAATGGCATCCGGCGTAAAAAGTCCTTTCAGATGCGCAAGCATAATGATTCCTTTCTGTTAGACTGTTTTAGACTACACGGCGAACACGCCGCGCCGCGCAAGGGAGGCAAGCTGGCCATTGGTAGGAACCTGGCCGTCCCCGGTCTTCAGAACACGCGCCTTGACCGTGCCGTGTACCACGCACGCGGCGGATTTCTCTCCGTTTTTCCCGGTGGGGTCGCAGGGCAGGTCCACCACGGCGCACGGCTCCGCCGTGTCCGCATACTTGAAAGGCGTGTACAGCACGTCGGACAGAACCAGCGTAACGGTAAGCGTATCCCCGGAAGAGGGCGAACCTTCCGGCGTCACGCCGTACTCCGAAAGCGTGGCCGACTGCCCCGAAAGTTTCCATTCCGAGTCGTAGGAAAAAACA